GTGCAGAGTCACACCAAACTCCTAGCTGGTTACCAATCAGCCAAAGGAGACCCAGTGTGCATGGAAGGAGATTGGGTCGCCCCTCAAGGCGATCTCGTCCCCTGTAACGCCATACACTTTGCTAGCGACGATTGAGAGCACATCCCACCTATCATAGGTGTAACTCTCTAATACTGGAGCTGTGATCTTCAACCACGAGCATTGATCTGCGTCGCGTTTGATCTTGGCCTTCTCAGGCCATCTTTCGTGATGCATTACAACATCTCCGAATGACACAGGTCCATAGTTGCGGCATGAAACTGGTATATTAGCCCTGATCTTATCTAACACCTTCGCCATAGGTACGTGGGTTTCCGCTCTCTTAACGAGATTGTGAAACGTGATCCACTGACCGACGGATTCGGGTATTTGTTTGAGATACAGGCCCCTAACAGCGGAACCGTCAAAGAAATCACCTCCGCAACTTTCACGAAAGGATCCTGAAACGTAGCTCTTCGACTTGTTGAGCTCAAATCCACAGTAGGCCAGTGCCGCCGTCATCATCTCAGCGAGTTCTGCGGGGACAATTATGTCGTCTCCGTACACGCTTAAATTGACGTTAGGGATAAGTTGTACCCCTAATACGTCAGCCATAGTCATGGCGATGGATGCAAAAAGGGCGGTCTCCAACTCGAATGTATAGCCGTTTCCCATACTGGAGAATTTATCGAGCGGAATATCATGCCCGAAAACCTCTGTATAGGGGCTACGCAGTTCTTCGAGTATTGGCCACCACTTTCCCGCTACCCGTTTTACTAACTGATAGCATTGCGTGTCGCTTGCCTTACGGACATCTAATGTTGCGATAGAATCATCAACACTCCCTTTACAGGCGAGTGCGCGATGTATTTGCTGTGAGTCCCGGCCAGCTTTCGGCTGCCAGTCCCACGCACCCTCAGTCCGGAATGGACGGAGGAGCAAACCGTGACGATTCAAACCGCGCCGCATTGCTTTTCCGCAAGCTAACTGATAGACCATGTTGCCACCGGCTTCAATGCCGATGCTTCGGTCAACCAGTGCACTTTTTGGTGCGGAATCCCAGCGATTTCCTCGTACCAAGACAAACTCTTCGTTAAGAGTTGCCCGTATAGGTCGAAGTTGATCAACCCACGAGCCGGCACCGCCGACACGAGGTAGTTTTTCTGAGATCAATGAGACATTATGCAGCGGACCTTCAGGAAATAGTGAGTTCGCATTT